CGGAAGATGGAAAAACTGGTATTAAGTCTAGCGGTAACTATTATGAGATAAGGTTGAAGAATGGTAGCGCGATTACCGTTGTATCTAAGGATACAAGCCGTGGATTGCGTGCAACCGCCGCAATTTTGGAAGAAGCTGCGCTTATTGAAGAAGTAGCTTTCAACGAAGTCCTATGGCCGCAAATGAACATTGCACGAAGAGAAGTAGATGGTAGCCTTAATCCAGATGAACCTTCTGCCGCATAGATTTTCATTACTACTGCCGCAGAACGTACTGTATTTATGTATTAGAAATTAATTGAAATAACCGTTAATGCTGTATTGCGCCCGAAAGAATACTTTTCCTGGGGACTCTCATATGAAGTACCATTGCACTATGGCCTTATAGATAAGGCTACATTAATGGATCAGCGCTATTCTAATACAGTAAGCGAGGAATCGTTCGCGCGAGAATCATTATCAATTTGGAGCGGTAATAGCTCTGATGCTTGGCTTGACTCACGCCGCTTAAATAGACATCGTTCCTTACTTAAATGTGAACGTCATGCCTATTATAGTGATACTTCACCAGACTCTTGGTATCTAATTGGCGTTGACGTTGGCCGCTATAGCGCGAATACAGCTATCATGGTCATTAAGGTTTTACCGAACAATTAGCGCTATAGGAAGAATGTAGTATATACAGAAGTCATTAATGGCGCGAACTATATTACCGATTAGGCCCCACGCATTAAGAAATTAATTCAATTATACAATCCGCGCGAGGTTGTAATTGATGGTAATGGCCCCGGTATTGGTTTGATGGATGCTATGGCAGTTCCATCTTATGACGCGAAAACAGGTGAATGGTTCCCGGCATATTTTACTTTTAATAATGAGAATCATTTGCCTCCAGATTTAAAAACAGAATAGGATGAGCCAGTTCCTAACTCTAATGCTATTCTATATGATATCAAAGCCGGCGCGTCAAATGAGGATGCTATTCATGCGGCATTTCTTACTGCTATAAATACAGGTTCAGTAGCATTTCTCGCGCATGAACGCATTGTTAAAGATAAACTTATGAAAACAAAGAAAGGACAAAAAATGACTCCTTATGATAGACGGGTTTTTCTACTACCATATGAAATGACTTCACGTCTTATGGATGAACTTAATAACTTGCGGCTGAAGCCTACTGGAGTAGAAAATAAATACAAAGTTGAACGAATTTCTCGTTCTATCGAAAAGGATAGATTTAGTGCTTTAGAATATAGTTTATATAGAATAAAATACTACGAAGATAAAGAAATTTTTAAAAAACGGAAGAAAAAGATAAATCAATATGTGTTTTTCAGTCCTAAAAATAGGGGGTGAGGTTTATGAAAAAATCATTCAAGCCGTTTGTAACTTTTGCGGCTAATAATCGAATATATCGGGTTCCAATAGATGACCGCGGTGTCAATCGCTATGGCACTAATGCGCGAGCAAATTCTGTTGGCTAGCATGATTTTTCGGTTGAAGAAATTGAGCAGATTATTCGCTCTGGAGATTTAGATTCGTTACGACAATTATCTCGCTATTATTATCGTACGAACAGCGAATATCGTGAAAATATTGATTATTTAGCCACCTTACCTTTTTATGATACTCTTGTCACCCCTATATTTGAACAAGGTAAAGGCTCACAAGCTTAGATTATAAAAAGCTTTTATAACGCTTGCGCTTTTGTAGATAAGCTTGATGTTAAAAACACATTTACTCGTATTACTAAAACTTGGTTAATTAATGGCATGTATAATGGAATTTTGCGTGAAATCGGAAATAAGGTATCCATTTAGGATCTTCCGTTAGAATTTTGCCGCACGAGATTCAAGGATTATAATAATTTAAATATCCTTGAATTTAACGTAACCTATTTTGAACGCCGTTTTTCTGACGAAAAAGAACGAGCACGCATGGTTGCGACCTTCCCAGAAGTAGTCCAAAAAGCGTGGAGAAATTGGAAAGATAAGAAAACAGCTGATCCATGGGTTATGATTTCATCCGCCGACGGCGGCATTAATTTCTGCTTTGCCGATGACCAAACCCCATTACTTATTGCCGCAACATCAAGGTTACGGGATTTAAAGGATGCAGTAGGACGCGAACAAAAGCGTGATGACAACGAACTCTACAAATTACTAATTCAACGCATGCCGATTGATAAAGACGGCGAACTAGTATTTGAATTAGACGAAGTTGAAGATATACACCAGGGAGTTGCGTCTATGCTTCAGGACTTAGATACTGTGGATGTTCTTACCACCTTTGGTGATACAACATTGGAGAATCTTCAGGATTCCTCTGCAGCAACTTAGTCGGCTGACCGTATTAATAAGTATACGAAAAATGCTTGGAATGCTTTAGGACGAGGTTCAATTCTTTTTAATCCAGAAAATAGTTCTACACTCGCATATGGCATTAAAAAAGATGAAAGCCTTATGAAAAGCTATCTAAATGTTTATAGTACATGGATACGATATCAAATCAATCAAAGATTTACTCGCACAGGACTTAGTTTTGATTTTGAAATTTTACCCACTACTATGTTCAATTTAGACGACTATCAACGTATTTATTTCCAAGGCGCGCAATATGGTTATTCTAAAATGCGCGCTGGTGTCGCAAGCGGTATAAAACAGCTTGCATAGTTAAGCCTTATGACCTTTGAAAATGATTTCCTTCATATGACCGAAAAGATGGTACCTTTACAATCTTCATACACATCTAGCGGCAATGAGGGCGCAACTGCGGGCAATAAAGGTGGCCGCCCGGAGTTACCTGACGAACAAAAATCTGAGAAAACTCAGGCCAATATTGCGGCCATGGGTTAAGGAGAACTACAATGGACAAAAAAATACCTATTTATTTTGATAGCGTTATTATTGCTTCTCCTACGTAGCCAATATCTAGCTCCAAACCAGAGTTGGGCCGTTTAGATGTCGGGGTTTTTACCAAGTATGGAAATCGTAATGGTTCCTATATTACAGATGAAATCGCAGAAAGTTTAATTGCTAGTGCGACTTCCGGCAATACCCCAGTAGTAGGATTTTTTGACCCAGAATCTGAAAGTTGGGCTGGACATACCGGACCTACGCTTGCTAGCGCCTACGGATACGTAGAGAGTTTTAAAGGGTGGCAACCTTTTACTGACACAGATGGAATTACACGCGATTATGCGGTATTTTCCGTTGTGCTATTTAACAAATACTATAAAGAAGCAAATTTAGTAGTTGGACAGCATCAATCAATGGAACTCGATAGAGATTCAATAGATGGCGATTGGGCCAATATTGATGATACAGAATACTTCGTTTATACAAAAGCTTCTATAATGGGGCTATGCATTATAGGAGAACATGAACCTTGTTTTTCTGTATCAACATTCTTTGAGAAAGAAGACGAACATTATGCTTCACAATATGAGAAGTTCTCTTCACTTTTATCCGGCTTAAAGGAACAAGTTGAAGAGGCGGAATCAGAACAAGAGGGAGGAGAACAACCTATGAATGAAGAATTAGAAAAAGATCTAGGTGCTCCCGCAGAAGAACCCGTAACTGAACCAGTTGTAACTGAACCAGAAGCTACCTCTGCTATTGAGCCAGAGCTACCCCTAGTGGAAGATCCTGCTCTAGCAGAACCTGCGGCTGAACCTGTTGATTTTGAAGCTCTTGCCGCTGAACTACAGAACGCTAATAGTGAGCTAACAACTAATTATGAAAATGCTCAGAGTCGTATTGCTGAACTAGAGCAGGCTTTAGCTGATGCTAATGCTGCTACTGAAGCCGCGAATGGGCGTATTTCTGAATTAGAAGCTTCTATTGCTACTTATGAAGCAGAAAGAGCTCGTGTTGAGGAAGAAAAGAAAAATCAATTAATTGAAAAATATGAAAAACTAATTGATGAAGAAGAAATCACCAAAGTTCGTGAGGAGGTTTCTAACTTCTCTTATAGCGAATTAGAGAGTAAACTTGCAATTAGTTTTGCTAATAAACAAATGGCTGGTATTGAGGAGCATAATGATGCTATTCCACTACCAGAACCACCTGTTGATCAATTCGCACTTCTAATTGAGAAGTATCGTAAGAATTAAGGAGGAATATGTTATGGCGATGAGTAGATTTCCTATCACCAATCCAGTTGGTGATATGGTAGATAAGTATCGTGATCCAGACGAAAAGTTATATGCCAGCCTTGAACTAAATCAAGTAGCTTTCCCAAAGACTGGTATGGTAGTTTCCCAGACTCCCCTAGGAACAGTCTTTACAAAGGCCGCTCCTTGTGAGAATGGTATGTGGGTCGTAGGCGATAAGGCTGCTGGTGCTATTAATCCACCAACTGCTGCAACTTCCGCCCCAATTGGTATTGTTTATACCACAGAAAAAGAATATGATATGATGCACTATGGTCTACAAAGGTTTGGCCGCAAGGTTGCTGGCGATTATCCCCGTGTAGGCTTATTAGGTGTTGGCGACACTGTAACCACTAACTGCTTACAGTATGATGACGCTGTTTTCCAAGCAACTAATGACAAGACTGCAGAACAAGTACTATTAGACGCCCTAAAGGCGATTAATACTACTCCTCTATATGTTGCTATTCATGCTGTTGGACAGAATGAAACTGTTTCTGCTGCTAATGCAGTACCAGAAATTGTAAAGAGTATTCCACAATCCGGTATTTATGGCAAGATCGTAAAGTTCTATACCATTCCTAATGGTGGTCTTGGCGTTAAGTATCAGATTATTAGAATTTAATAGGAGGTGCGAACGTTATGGATAATCTACACATTTTAATGAACGGCGTATTTGGACGTAAAGTTCCTGCTGAGTTCGCAGCCGCCGATTATGATTATGAAGCTGCTCTTCGTGATGAGCTAGCTAAGCTAATGACCAAGGATGGTCGTCATTTTAACCGTCACGTCTTCAATCGCAATAAGGAAGACATTTTTGAGCTACTTGAATAGAATCTAGAAGAAGTACTACCTCAGAGTGTACAATCTGCTCTAGATATGTTCGTTGAGACTCTACATTTTGCTCAGGGCACTCGTCCCGAGTTCCGTGTAACTCGCGGCAAGCAGAGGGGCAAGCAGTTTGTTACTCGCGCTACTGAATCTGGTAACTACGAGACTTTCCGTCTAGACCGTGATCGCTTTGATGTTTACATTCAGGCTATCGGCGGTGCTGGATATGTAGACTTCGAGCGCTATCTAGATGGTCTAGAAAGCATGACCGATATCTACGAAGTAATTCAGGAAGGTATCGTTGACCGTCTATTTGA